GAGATGCGCCGCTTGGGTAGAACCACCAAATCTCGCCATACATGCTGTTTGACATTGCAAACGCCTTGCTGATTTGCGCGCGGTTCATGTCGTTGAACACATAGTCTGACACGTCGCTCGGCAATTCCTGAACGCGTCCGCCAGAGTATGAATAGAATGAGTTTACGCCCATCCAGAAGCAGCCTGCATCAACAACCGCATATGCCTGATCTGCTGCAAGTCCGCAGGATGTACCGACACGCTCAATGCCATAGACGTATGGAGGGCCAACATAGTTTGCAACGTGTGCGTCGCGTGATGTCAGCAATAATGTCTGGCCTTGAACTGTCGTGCCCGCCATCAATTGGCCATTCGTGTTTAGCTCAAGATCACCTGCCTCGTTTGTCGCGGCGGGCGTCCATGTTGTGTTGTCTTCGCGATCAGACCACTGAACCTTGCGCGGATTTCCACCTGCGCCAAGGCAGAACAGGAAGCGCTCTGCCGTTACGACGATTGCGCGGTTAGATGTTGGCGCGTTTGTTACTTGAGCCGCAATCGTTGGCGTTGCTGTGTCAAGCTGCCACTCATAGACCTTGCCATCGTCTGAGTTGCAGGCCAGCAGGTATTCACCCCAAGGCTGCAAGTGCCATGACGTTGCAGGCTGAATGCGCACAGTGTCAGGGCGAGCCACGCCATATGCGTAATATCCATAAAAGCCTCCGCCGTATCCCGTAAATGCGATGGCATCCTCACGGCCTGCAGTCAGGCCAGTTGGGGTGATGTCATATGCCGTGCCGCCAGCATCCCAGACATATAGCTTGTTGTAAGTGCCAGACGCGATGTATCTGTTATCTGTGTTGCTTGTCCAAGTGAGCATCCCGCGCAACTTTGCGTTTGCCGCATCATCTGATCTTGTACGCCAACCTCCTACTGGACGCATAACCCCATCGTGCCAACGCACAAGGTTTGTGTCGCGCCACCGACCCTGTGATTGAAGGTCTGTGCCATTACGATAGACACCCGCAGGGATATTTAGATCAATTAGGGCCATTGCCGCCTCGTATGTAACGCGTTTATCGCAATATAACACATTGCGCCAAATATGCAAAAGCCCCGCTTGTGCAGGGCTTTCGTTTTACTTGTGTTGCAGGGGTTATTCCTCTGCCCCCTCTGGATCAGCTTCCAGAGATGCTGCCAACCGTTTAACGAATGCATCACGGCCAACCATAAGTTGGTCTAGGTTGAACTGTGCGTTACTTAGTTTTCGATCTAAGTCTTGCACATGGTTTAGCAGGATGGCTTGCTCCTGCGTAAAGTCATCAAGATTGTATTCAACGTCATTGACCGTAATGGTTTTCTTTTCGTCTTTTGCCATTGTTGGTCACCTTACTCGTTAGCTGCAATAGCAGCATTAGCAGCGGTCATATCTTCTGTCGTCCAGAAGTCCTTGGCCACCATGATTTTCAGATGCTCAACGTTGCGTGATACGCAGTCAGCCCATTCAGCATCATCCATGCCCTCTGGTTGCCCAGCGTTTAGCAAGTCAACTGAGTGACCCATCGCTGTGTAGTGTTGTGCGATTTCTTCCGCAGTTGGTGTATCAGTCATGTCTTTCTCCTTTTCTGACTGGTTACGATTAAGCGTTTTCTAGGGCAGTGATCCTTGCCTCTAGTTCTTTGATTGTAGCGACCAAGAGTGGCACTAGCTTGCTTTGGTCAATGCCTTGGTAGACAGGGTTGCCATCATCATCTACTTCGTTGTGTGTGCCTGTAACCGCTTCGGGTACAATGGCTTGAACCTCATGTGCAAGGAAGCCATCCATAGTAGTGTCTGGTTCAGCGATGAAGTTAAAACGGCGAACTGGAATTTGATTTAAGCGTTCTGTTGCGCCTGTAAGGTCAACTACGTTTTCTTTAAGCCTATGGTCAGATGAAGTGTTATAAGAAGTGTTGGTGTTGGAATACTGAACACTTCCTACAGTGGTGCCATTATTAGCAAAAAGCATTGCAGTTCTTGTACCACCACCTGCTCCGGCCCCATCCTTATTCCATGCAACATAACCGTTATTACCTGATCCAGTGGGATAAATATCTAGGCCACCCCCAGCCTGACCGACTACACCTTCACCAATACGGATAACTCCGCCACCTGTAACGTGCATTCTAGGATTACCATCCCCATCCGACAGCACGATGTAGTTGTTTGAGGTGCGGATGTCCAAGCCGCCTTGGTTGCCTGTGTAAGAGCCAAGGATTACGTTTTTGGTGCCTGTAGTAATGTAATAACCAGCATCTCTTCCGATAAACGTATTGTAACTTCCTGTGGTCACAGAATAACCAGCAGTGTTACCTATTACCGTATTTTGATTACCTGTCGTATTAGCATAAAGCGATTGATACCCAACAGCTGTGTTGTTGCTTGCGGTGGTGTTGTTCTGAAGTGCTTGACGACCAACGGCTACGTTAAAATTACCCGTAGTTGTTGAATACAAAGCAATAGAACCTAATGCAGTATTCTCACTGCCAGTGGTTAAAGAGTAGGCAGCTTGGCGACCTACCGCTGTTAGCTCTGCACCACCATTAAGTGTATAACCCGCTTGATAACCCACAGCAGTGTTGTTGCTGGCGGTGGTGTTACTTTGCAACGCACCTAGCCCCATTGCGGTGTTACTGGAACCAGTAGTGTTTTGATACAGCGAAGCATAACCAGATGCGGTATTGCCAGCACCAGTTGTATTAACATGTAAAGAAAGGTTGCCTACCGCAGTGTTGTAGCTAGCGCTAGTGTTATTCTCCAAAGCAGATGCACCAACCGCCACATTGCTTGTGCCAGTTGTGTTGTCGTAAAGAGAATATATTCCAAAAGCGGAGTTACTAGACCCAGTGGTGTTGCTATACAGCGACTGATACCCAACAGAGGTGTTGTTGCTGGCGGTGGTGTTGGAGAATAACGAGAGCGCACCCAAAGCGGTGTTGTAATTGCCCGTAGTGTTTGCTCTTAGCGCACGGTCAGCAAAAGCAGCGTTTTGCGTTCCAGAGGTATTAGAGTAGAATGTCTCATACCCCACAGCCGTGTTTGTTGCGCCTGTCGTTGTAGAGTATGCAGCTTGATAACCAACAGCGGTATTGTTGCTTGCGGTGGTGTTGGAGTACAGAGCCTCTGCGCCGAAACCCGTGTTGTAATTCCCAGTGGTGTTGTTAGCACCTGTGTAGCTTCCAGAAAAAGAGTTCAAGGCTCCAGTTGTGTTATCGTATCCCGCACTAACCCCAGAAAACAAGTTATTGTAGCCCAAAGTATTACTATACCCCGCCTGATATCCAACAGCCGTGTTGTTGCTTGCGGTGGTGTTGGAGCGTAATGCAAGAACCCCTAAAGCAACGTTATTAGAGCCTGTGGTATTAAAGCGTAGTGCATTAACCCCTAAAACAGAGTTGTCAGAACCTGTTGTGTTAGACAACATTGCCTCATCGCCTATTGCAGTGTTGTCAAAGCCAGTAGTATTAGCTGTTAATGATTGTGCGCCAATAGCCGTGTTATAACCGCCACTCAGCGACCCATCATCCAACGCAGAATCACCAAGCGCCACGTTGCCTGTACCAGTAGGATAGTTCCCGTCCAGCTTGATCGTGCCGCCATCGACTGACAGGTTGCCGCCAATGGTTAGCCCTGTCAGCGAGCCAAGGCTAGTCACGTTAGGCTGCGCGGCAGTTGCCAATGTACCAGTAATGCTTGTACTGGCTGTCAGCGTTGTAAATGTACCAGCCGCAGCAGAACTACCGCCGATCACTGTTCCGTCAATTGTGCCTGAATTAATATCAATGCCAGTGATAGCAGTTGTGCCATCAAATAAGTCATCAACTTTGTCCCAGTTGGAATTTAAGTATCCGCCCCAATCGTCTTCGTCTGCGCCGACAACGGGTTTCTGAAAGCTGTATGTTGTTGTATTTGTTGGCATCTCTATCTCCTATGCGGCGTTAGCCTTACGCGGCGTCAGCCCAAGTTTCACTTGCTGCTGAGGCTGTTGTCCATTCCGAATTGTCAGGGGAAACGGCAGACCAGACCTCGGCTGCTTGATTTGCATCTTGCCATATTTCTGCTGCGGGATCAACATCTGTCCACACTTCGGCTGTACTAGCCTCTGGTTCCCACTTTTCAATCGCATTGCAAACCGTACTAATAGCAGCACTAATTGCAGCACTGCTAAACCGAACACGGTTTACCGTTGCAACATTTGTTGTAACAATTGACACGCTTGGCGCAATGCTGACGACCGTCACAGCATTTGCTGCAACAGTTGCGCTTGACGCAACCAATGCAGATCCAAATCTCACACGCTCTATTGCGCCTGTATTGCTTGCGGCAATGCTAACTGCTGCGCTCTGCTCACGCACACGCTCAACAGATGCTGCACCAGTTGCGCTTGCAGATGACGTTGCGTCAATCTCACGCACGCGCTGGGCTGAGCCTGCAGCAGACGCAGAAATGCTAGATGTTGCGCTGATCTCGCGCACACGCTGCGCATCAGAGGTATTGCTTGAGCTAGACGCAACGATGGACGCGGCAAGGCGCACACGCAGCACGGCAGATGCTGTTGATGTGACGCCAATGACAATGGCCTGACCTTCTATAAACGCACCGCTTACGCCATACGCCTCAATGCCATATAAGCCTTTGCCGTAAGCGCTGCGGTACGTTACGTCAGCCACTTGGTTAATCCATTGTTATATCAAGATCATTTGCAGGCAGGCGCAACACATCGCCTGTGTCAATTGCCTTGCTTGTGCTGAGCGCGGCATATGCAATCAAGTTACCTGCAGTTGACGCATCGAAAACACCGATGTGCGTGACTGTGCCATACGACGCTGTGGCCGTGGGAAACTCAATCGCTGCAGAGTTTGACGCTGTGTTTCCCGATACAGTGAAGGATACGCTCTGGCGCGCATATGCTGTGCCAGATGTGCTGACCTCTGTGCCAGACGCATCCTCATCAGGGTTTGATGTGAATAGCGCGACGTAAAATGATGATGGACGCGTGACGGCATCGCCAGTCAAAAGCCATGTCAATACGCGTGTCTCGAATGTGTTGCTAAGGCTCATTAGTAGCTCCTAATTTTCATGCGTCGGCCAGATCCGCCG